CCAAATAAGCTCAAGCCATTTGAAAAGAAAATGTGTAATAAGTCCAAATCCAATGCCTACATAAAAGACAGATTTGCATAACACCTCTATATACCATAGCCAATCAGGATAAAACATCATCGTCTAAACTCCTTTCGTATCCAATTAATCCAGAACCACCTATCTACAAATTTATCTATAATTAGATAAACAATTAAGATAGGGATCATTATATCGTGCCTATGCTCTACAAGAGCTTGCCAATAGTATTCCCACATAGTAACTCCTACGTTATGTTAATAAATGGTTTTAAGTACCATTTAGATTGTAAAGATTTAAATTTTGACTCTAGCAACTCAATGTGTTTTTTCTTCTTGTTGTTTTCGTAACGTAATTTTCTAATTGTGCTATCTCTTTTCTTTAATCTAGTTATTAAATCATCTATATCTTTATCTAATGCTTTAAGTTCTTTTGTAGTTTCTTTTGTATTAGACAAAGCTATTTCTTGATATTTTCTATATTCATCAAATACTTTGCTATATTTTTTTCTTAAGTCAATTAGCTCTTCTGAAGGCAATCTAGGAACACCGTAATGATCAAAAACATATTGAAATCCTTTTTTATACATAGGATGTTCCATGTTTTTTTCATGTTCAAAAGGATCTTTCATTTTTTATCCTTTATTGGTTTTTTATATTGCCAGTTTCCAAACCATGATTCCATAGTTTCAACTCCAACCCAATTACAAGCTATCTCATCTGCATCTTTATAATTAGGGTATGTTATTGTTCCTTTTGTTCCATCTGTCCAATATTCACATTCATAACCGTTAGAGTTTAATTCATCTATAATGCCTTCAGGATTTTTTGTATAATAATCTAGTTCAATACCATCATGATCTATTCTTACCATATATCCTCCTTACCTAAGAGTTTTTCTATTATGATCCCATTCTTCATATAAATGATCAATAGGATACGTATCATTTTCTATATTTTGATGTGAATAGTAATATCGTTTCATATAATATTTAATTACATCTTTAGGATTTCCATTGTGCATAACAAACATAGCTACTTGATTTAACAATCTATCAAGTGTTGCATGATATTTATCGGATGTTATATTTATTTCTTCAATTTTATTTGTTTGAGTTAAATCATGTTTTGTGTACATGTGTATTCTCCTTTTTATGTGTTACATAATTTTCTACTTTTACTTCTAAATATTTTTCATCGTCCATGACATAACCAATTGCATTTTCTTTCAAAATAGATCTAGCTTCTTCAGGTGATTTAGCTTCTACAAATCCACTAGCTGTAATTGTCCAGTAATATTCTTTCATTATTTATCTCCCTTTTTATATGTTTGTTTCATTGCAAGAAAAAGCAAAAGGTAATTAATAATATCACTTACACGTCCTTCAATGCTTTCTGATGAATGTTCTTGCCCATCCTTGAAATAGGTTTGAAGACTAGATAAGTGTTTATTTAAGTATACGGATAGAACTTGCATAGGCTCTAAGCCAAGCTTATTACCTATGCTTTCAAAGTTCCATAATACGTTACTGTTTTGATGTCCTTCGGTATACTCGATTCTTTTTTCATCTGATAGTTTTAAAGTATCATGTAAGAAGTGATCTCTAAACTGTTCGTATTCTTTAGCTGTCATTACATTTGCTCCATTTGATCTTCATTAAGTGCATTGCATATAACTTGTGCTTTTCTTATTACATCAGCTATAGTTCTATCACTTGTATCTTTATAGCATTCTCCAATAAAGACATTCCAGTTATCGTTAGTTACCCATACTTCACAACCATTCTTTCGTGTGGTTACTGAATATGGATCTGTATCTATATGTTTTAGATGTTTTATTTCATCTTTATTACGTTTTAATTGTTTTTCTAGTGGTATTAATTTCATTATTATTCCTTTCCTTCACTTTGTCTTAATTCAGCAATATGTTCTAATATTCTTGCCATTGCTTCTAAGCCACCATTATAATGTGATTGAGAATGACTATCTACAACCCATTCATCATCATCTCTTATATCTTTGATAATATTCATTAGCTTATCTAATCCAACTGAGTCTTCAAGAGTTTGTTCTTTCATGATTATTCCTCTTTTATATTTTCGATTCGTTTTACTTCATCATATATTTCGTTATTACCCATTCCTCTGGGATCTCCTGCTTTCCATTCTTCATAGATTTGATCTCTAGCATCTTTATATTTGCTGGTATTTACTTGAATGCCTAATACAGGGCCAAAACTCATATCTGCTGTATTGCAGAAGAATCCTATTTGATACAATCCTTCGTATTCAGGATCGTCATAACTAATATCATTTTGCCATAGCTCCCATGCCATAGTATTTCTCCTTTTAAACGTCAGCAGGGAAGGTCAATTCACCATGGAATGTTATTTACTGTTCCCTGCTTCGATTTACTTAAGTTTTATTTACATCGTTCACATACTTTAACTTGCTTTCCATATGAAGGAAAATTTTCATAGTACAAATAGATCTTTTTATTTGCTTCTCTATTTGATTTTACTTTTGATTTTTCACTATCTATTTCATAGCAACGATCACAATCAGGGCAATATTTAATAGCAACATCTGCTCTACGTGCATCATATAAGTTCTGATTTCTATGTTGTCTATCAATAATCTTTTCCCCAGACAGCCATTTTTCTAGCATGATCTATTTCCTTTTGCATATCGTGAATTAAGTCTTTTAGTTCTTGCAGCATTACCCAGATTTGAGAATTAGGGTCAACAGAGGGATGTTTTGCTAATTTGTTAATTATTTTGTAACATTCTTGTGCATGCATTGTAACTCCTACGTTATTAAAGTATGCTTAAAAGGGGAACATGGTTTTAGCCAAAGCCAATATATGCTCCCCTTTTTTATTTTCCATTGTCTCCTAAACGCCAACCTAGAAAACAACGTACATTTGTCATTCCTTTTCGCTATCATCAGCTATACACGTATCAACTACTTGTTAAGCTCTTTTGCCACCTTGACGAAAAGAGGACACCTAGCTCATATCTTTTTTTGATAATCATCGCTAGACTATTACCCACTTATCATTTTGAATAAGTCGAGTAAATCTTGGTATCGTATTGTCACTAATGCTTCTTTACGATCTTCTTTAAGAATCTGTCCATAGACTTCATTACATGGTTTTAAGTAGTCAGCTATACTTTTACGACCTTTAACCTGAAACTTGAATACTCCATAATCATTCTCATAGTTTTTATAATCAATATTGCTTGAAGTTTTTACATTATCAGGTAATGTAATTGTCATATCTACTTCTTCATGCCAGCCTAATGATCTGCCATCAGATCCCCAAGCACGTTTAGATTTAAAGCCATATTCTTTAGCTAAGTTGACACATTCTCGTTCAATTCTATTGCCTTTTTGTTTGGGTGCTTTGCCACTCATAATTCTTGCTCCTTTACCCATTTTAATGCATCATCTAAACATTTTTTATGACCATAAGCACCATCTAAATATTTTACTATTTTATTCCCTTTTCTGATGGTGTAACATGACCCTTTAACATGCAATTCATATGTGGGGTAGTATCTTGGTTTTCTAATATTGTAAATCATTCTTGTTCCTCAAAATCTGTGTGTTCTGCACAATCACCACATAATCCATACCATTCGTCTTCAAACTCATGTATATCATATAATGGTAATGCTCCACAACATACGCTTACATAAATCATTTTATTTATCTCCTGTGTTTGGAATTGGATGAGGTTTAAAAGGAAAATCTTTTTCAGTTTCTTTTTCCCCAAGATTAGGTGCTGCTTTTTTCTTATTTGCTTCTATTTCTGCATAAGTAGGTTGCCCTAACAATCTCCAGATTCCATCTAAATAATGTTTGCCACTACTGCTCATTCTTTGACGATCACAGTTTTCAAGATCAGTTAATAACATGATTAATTCTTGAGTCATTTTTGATTGAATGTTTGCTTTGGGTTTTTTCATAATATCCACCTTTTTTCTATGTTAAATCCTATAAATAGTCGTAGTGGTAGTAGCTCAAAATAAATAGCTACTGCTCCACTCATGGTATCACTTAGTGTAATTGCAACACTAAATGCATTGAGTATCACTAGCTTATACTGCCTAGTGGGATACTCTTTACTCTTCTTCAGATAAAAGAGCTTCATTGTTGCTACGTCTAGTATGCGTAAGACTGTCATATATTTCTTCCTGTTTGTTAAAAACCATTGTGGTTGTTTTTTTTATATCATGATCATGCACAATTACATATGTACCATGTCCCTCAATTTTCTGTACTTGATTTTCTTTGATATGTATTTCTACTGTTGGCATAAAGCCTCCTTTAGTATGTGTAGACAAAGGGCACAAATAAAGGAATCTGTGCCCATGTCATTATGATCTTTTATCAAATGTGAATGTCTCATAATTAAACTTAAGTGCAAGTTCAAACATAGATTCATCCCTTGCTTTTAAAGAGCGTACGGTGCGTTTCTTTTTGGATGCGTCACCATCTACACTCTCAAATGCAATGTATTGATCTGACTTTTGTTCTATTGAGGAATTACCTTTACCGCTATGTACATCTAATTTCTGCCCTTCACTCAATCGAGTAGATGAATACTTAGAAATATGATGTATTGCTATGACAATAACGTCTTCCTTCATTGCCATATCTTTTAAAGCGTTAGCAATTACTTCTTGTCTGGCTAGATCATCTTTACCTGCATATTTAGCAGGAATACGATCTATAGTGTCTACTACAACAACTTTACTTTCGCTATTTGCAACAAAACTAGGTAATTCCTGTATGTCAGGACAACGATCGGAAAGTTGTATATGTGCAATAGATTCTTCTGCTTCTATCATCAATTCCATATTTTTCGATGTAAAACCAATTTCTATTTGTTGCTTTGTCATACCGAGTGCTGCTTGCATAAATCGTCTAGATATAGTTTCTTCATCTACCTCTAGAGATAAAAACAAACATTTTAGACCTTTAATGCGAGTAATGATGTATTGTATTAAAGCAGTTTTACCTAGTCCAGTATCTCCAATTAAGGTAATTAACTGTCCTGTAGTAAATAGATGTGATTTTTTCATAAACGGAAAGATGTTTTGCATATCAAAAGATCTATCTTTGTAATCTGTTTGATAAAACTTAGCAAGATTTTCTACCATATTTTTTGCAGATAGAATTTCAGCAGTTTCATCTAGATCCTTATATTTATATAAGGTACACTTACTATCACAATACGGAACCAAATCAGGATGATTGCATCCAAAGTTGTAGTCATTTTTAATAGCATCTGTTACGATTCTATTGACTTCATCCATTGGAAGTGGTTTTTCCATTTGTTCTACATAGGTTCTTGCTAGTGCAAGGACTGCAGGTTTTGGATGTCCTAATTTCTTATGCCATATTGCTGATAATGCCAATAAATGCCTATGACGTTTTTTATCTACATGTCCAGCATTGTATATATGCTGTGCACAAGAAATAAAACGTGTGGCTTTCTTGGATGTATTCTCATAGACTTTTCGTACTTCGACTATATTCTTACGACTCATATCCATAGGCTCTAAATGCAACAATTCTTCATGTATAATCGAAGTTGCTTTATCTTGTACAGGTTGTTTAGCATAGTCTTTAATAGACTCATAACTCATGTTATCTATATCCTGTACACCAATGGGTACTTTGTATCGTTTGGATTTAAAGTTGTAACTAAATCCACTACGAATTAGTCTTCGAGGGTCATAAATCAAGTCAATATCTGCACCAAAGTCTCTAGCCATTGTTGACCTGACTTGAGCAGATAGTTTTTTACTGGTTTGTTCTTTGAAACCGTATACATTTGCTAGATGGATATGAAATCCTGTACCAGAGAACCATATATTATAGTGTTCTGGTCTAATGTTTAAGCTATGTATAGTTTCAACAACCTTTTTGACTTGTTCTATAGTTTTTTCTCCATTTACTTGATCCGATAACGGAGATTTGTGATAGTCAATATCAATAACAAGTTTGTCAACCGCTTGCAGGCCATCAAAACCAATCACCGTTTTATTTGTTTCCAAATACGGTACGATGTCTTCATGGTATAAGAACATACTACGGTAGATTTCTTTACCTGTGTTCATACCTACAAGCGTGTTGAACTCTTGGACTTCTATGACTTGATTACGATTACTGACACTTCCAAGTGCGTATTCTACATAGTACATCGCAATCCTTGTCTTTACAGTTCTATGTTATTCAATTGTAATTCAGGAGTAGGAGGTGTTGATTTCACAACATTACTATTCGTTGAATTACCATTGTTTTCTGAATTGCTATTGTAGTTTTTGATATAACCACCATTCACAGCATTCATAACCATAGATTTTAATGTACCTGATGGTGCACCTGCTTGAGCAACTCTATCAAATGTATTCCAATATGGATTTCCATTTTCTTTCATTTTCATAACAGGGTAGGAGCACATCATTACTTGTCTTCCTACTGCATCACGTTGTACTTCTTCTGGTACAGAAAAGTCTGCATTAAGCTTGATGTCTTTTTTGTTTAACGCAGATTCAAAGAACTCAGCAATTTTAAATGCTGATCCCCATGATTTGCGATCACTTACATCAAACTCACGTTTAAATGAACCCAGTATAGTAATATCTTC